ATGGTATTGTCATCCAGACTGCCATGGCTCAGATCCAAACAGGTGTCTCCCAGTATATTGGATACATACAGGATATAGAATCAACGGCTCGACCAATGGATCGCCCTGTTAACACGAGTACAATGGGAAAAAAGATACCTAAGTCTAACCAGATCGGTATGTAAAACATGGATGTATTGCAGGGTGCATTGAATCTAGTGTATCTTTCACAGAAACGACCAAACGCGAGTACCGCCAAGAGGGGCTATAATGAAGAACAATGGGTTGCGTCATATATAGGGAATACCTTTCGAATAAATGAAGACAGACGAAGTAAGATAGATCTGACGAATGGTGACATAGGTATCCAAGTAAAAAAGAGTAAGGCTGGTCAGTTTCAACAAATATCGAGAGGAACGGTCGACAACCTGGTAACCACACTTCCCGACTTGGAATGTATTTCAAACCTACTCAAGGAGCGATGCGAGGAAAAAAAACTTTTCAATCCCGATATACTCGAACCCCTGAATAAAAACAAGCGGATACTCGTCGAGCATGCATTACTCGGTCATGGGACGAAGCCTGATATCTTATGTATAACCGAGTGGGATAAGCGGGATACCAAACGTAAGAAGATCATGTTTGCATCCATGGAGAATGTTGTTGATTCACTGATGCAATATGACTTTGCCATCAGGAAATCAAGGACTGTCGTTGAGCTTGGACCCTCGTTCACCATCCAACGGAAGGGTGGTGATGGGGGGCGGAAAAGTGCAAATGATGTTCAATTCAAAATTGTTCCTTCTCTCCTAGATATCATATATCCCATAACAATTCCTCTAGAACAGTAACAACAATACTGTTGCCGATATAAAACAACATGTTATCCTTTGGTTGGTAACGATAGTCTGGACTAAAACCAGACATTTGAAGTGCCTCTTTGATGGAAAGTTTTCTAATCTTCCCATCAATTTCGTATAAACCTGTCTTAGAACCAGGACCACCAGATGACGCACATATAGTCGGTCCATAATCATCGATCGAATAGACCCGTTCACCTTGACGCCCACCTTTTCCCGTTTTCTTATTGATGAGTTTATATTTCATGCGTCCCTTTGTGGGTTCAAGTATATATTTATCTTCATAGTCGAAGAACTTGTCCACAGTGTGATCGATAATACTCGACACAGGCGTGATTGGTTTATTGACCGATCTAAAAGTATACAGTGTATCCTTGTCACATATGATATAGATGCGTTGTCTTGACTGTGGAGAACCATAATTTTTGGCGTCTAATACCTTGTAGGATACTTTATATCCGCGTTTTTCGAGGGATGCTATGATGATTCTAAATGTTTCACCGTCATGTATAGTATGTAAATTTTTCACATTTTCTAGAATTATCTTTTGTGGTGATTTACGATCGACTATGTCTAATATCTTGTAAAATAAATTACCCTTATCTTTATCATTGAAACCTTCCTTTTTACCTGCGATACTGAATGGCTGACACGGAAATCCCGCACATAGAATATCAAAGTCTGGCATGACTTCTGTGTCAATCGTATTGATGTCACCATGTGGTGTAATCCCATGATTCTCTTTGTAGATTCTTCTAACTCGTTCATCAACGTCACATGCAAATACACATTCATACCCCTGGTCAAGTCGATCGAATGCTGTATGGAAGGCTCCTAGACCACAAAATAAATCGGCATATCGCTTACCCGTCATACTATTATGATGAGTATACTCTTAAAGTGTATTAAAGTTGACTTTCACTAATACAGTAAGTATGAGCCTGAACTACTATAAGTGTGAGACGGAAAAAGTATGCAAGGCCAAGGGATGGGACAAAGTAAATGTCGACACTGTATGGTTGTTACTCACCGAAGAATTTGGTGAACTCGCGTCGGCTATCCGTCAGTATAAAAAGAAATACAAAAAAATGAATCTGAAAAAGGAGCGTGGCACGGATGTGATGATGGAAATGGGGGACGTCTTCAGTTATTTATTCCAACTGGCACATATGCTCAATGTTGATTTAGACAAGATGTGGGTGGAACATAAACAAAAGGTCAAGACAAAAAATTATAATATGTGATAGTAACAATATGAGTGTACGTATGCTTGATGATGAAGCTTCAATGAATCGGCTCAACCCCTTTGTGCATTCAGGCCCAGGCACAGTGCGTCGAGTTGAGAAGTTTTCGGCCTTCAAGGAACCTGTAGAGGAAGATGCCCAATTTGAGATCTATGAAGATGGTTCTTTGTATTCTCACGGTATACCATTCAGTGGCCCAACAAAAGATTCGATGTGTCCAGTGTCTAAACCCTTACACCCACAGAGGAATATAGACACGGGATTTACAGATTATAAAAAGAATAAGATTTTAGTGGAAAAGGTTCGTGGACAGAAGAGGGTGTTTCCTAGATGGATGCTGATAGTAGCAGTACTCATGCTTCTATTTCTATTAATTTTAAGACGTTGAAAAATCGTTCGAGACGGTAACTATTCGTACAACGTTCGATGATATCCGGTAAGATATCTTTGCAGAAAGTATTCACAAACTCTCTCTGCCAAGAGCATCTCTTATTAATAAAAGGTGGCGTAAATGTGGGATCCAGAATTTTGACACTGTTCATGAGTCTGATCTGTGTGTTAATATTCTTGAACATATAGTTCAATATATTTTCATGCATGATACTCGCCATCTTCTGTTGCGTTTCGAGATTCTTCTCGATCATGGTATCGATGAATTTTTCATAACGAACACATTGTGTACGTGAGACGATCTTCGTCCATTCACCAATTGGTTTAGCATTTAAGTAATCGACGAATGTTTTATATCCTTCATCGCCGATATATTTAGAATATAAGATTTCAATGTATGAGCGGTCTTCATCTACATCATGAACGACGTGTGCAGATTTAAGGATAGAAGTCATAAAATATAAAGTACTGAAATCTTTAACCTAAGTATGTACACTTTATACACTTTGTATTCATCATGTATCATCCGGTTGCAAATAATACGTTTTCTTACTTACTGACACTCGATGAGTTCAGGAAAACATTTCCATCCGATAAGATGCCTTCTTGGGTAAAGATCACGACCATCACCATGATTTCTGGCTTTAGCGAAGAAGTAAAGATTGATATCGAGGGGATTAAAGCTTTATTTGCTGAGCCAGATGATAAGATGCGTGACTTCCAGTCAAAGATGCCCTTTCCGTGGACACTCAAGACATCTACGACATTTTACAACCAAGTCACTCTAACCTATATGGACACCTACAGTACCAAGTCCATCAAGATTTTCCCCAATGGAAGTATTCAGGTTGCAGGGTGTTCCGATCTCTTTGATTGTCAACGTGTTGTTACCCGTTTAAATATGCTATTCGCAGATGTTTTATGTATTGAGCAGAAACTGTCACCGGATACATTCAGAGTCGTGATGATCAATTCCAATTTCAGTCTCAACTACAATCTTAACCTTCACCTTACGGCTCAACATTTTGAGGCATATAGTGATTTATTCGAGGTGTCATTCGAACCCGATCGATACTCGGCTGTTAAGATTAAGTTTAAACCAGCAGAAGATATGAAACGTATCACTACGAGTATATTCAGTACAGGAAAAATCATTATCACCGGTGCCGAGACACTAAAAGAAATTGCATTCGCGTATAACATTATCAATCACCACATCAACGATTGTGCAAACATCAGGGTGTCACCAACTCAGGTCACCGATGTATTTGATGTTTTCATGGGATACAAATGTCAGGACCTGATTCAGGAACTAAAGAAAAAAGAGTTTCATCCGTGGACAAATACAATTGTCAACAACAAAATTAATTTCTAATTTTATACTAAATGTCTCAACGACTTGGTATGGCCGATGGGAGATGTTTCACCATAAACACATCTTCCCGTCTTTTGAACAATTACATCATGACGAACAACGGAGTCGACTACGTCGACAACTACAAGTACCGGCAACTCCTCCAGAGCAAGGGTCCCGAACTCATCGACATGGTCACCAACGAACAGACGGTTGCCGCCGATGGTCAATGTCAGCGATGTGACAAGCCTCTTCTCAAGGTTGCGGGTATATATTAAAAAAAGTTTAATTGCTTAAACAAGGGAAATGTCGACGTGTTCTATATGTCTATCTGATGTTAGACCGACTCGAAATAATCCACCAATTCGGTGTGGTCACGTGTTTCACTCAGACTGTTTACAACGCTGGAAAGATCAGGGTAAAAATACATGCCCAACATGTCGAAAGGTATTCGATGTGTCCAATTTCAAGGTGACCTTGACAGTCGAGAATAATTATAACACAACATCAAATGTCATATCGATGAATGAGGATATGATATTCAATGTGATGGATATATTTGATATATCATTTGATGTGGAGGATGTTCTAGATTTAGATGCTCTTCTTTTGGATATTGGCTCGAGTCTTGCCGACATTGATCCCCTTGTTCTTCACACAGAATGAACTACAATAGGTGTTGTAATTTAAACCCCCATAATTTCTACTCGCCTTCCTAGGATCCTTAATGACTTGACCCTTCGCATCTTTTAGTAATGGACCTGTCGCCCAACCACGTTTATGACTGAACACACCAACGCGGATTTTCATCAATTTACCGACGACTACTGTCGGTATTTTACGCGTCGATACCTTAAAAAATTTAGCGATACTCGTTTTCGTATCCCCAGTCGTTGGTCGATATTCTACCAGGCCATGCTGTTTGTAAAAATGGAAGTCACCATTATTGAAGGGTGACTTTTTGTTTTTACCGGTCACAAACATCATTACCTTATAGTACCCCGTTTTACATCTCGTATTCCCCTTGACGACGTATACCTTTTTAGGGTTATCGGAGACGACACGCTGAGGTAAACTCTTACAGTTCGTGTAAGAGTGATACCATCTCGAACGACCACTTTTATCACCAGGAACACTCTTTTGATGACGATATTTCTCATAGTCTCCCACGGCGTAGGCGTAACAGTTATTGTTACCTATACCTATTGAAGTACCCCAGTACTTATTCGTAAACGTGGGTTCCGACCCACTAAGGGGTGGTGGACGACGACTCATTTATATTATGTTAGTATATTATAAATGATCCGTGACATTGCTGCCGCCAAGACGACCGAAGAACGTGTGAAACTCGTGATGTTGTATATATTCATCACACTTCTCAGTACGTTTATTCTTCGATTCCTCTGGAATGAATCACTGGTGAAGCACATCACAGTCCTGAAACCCATCAAAACCATGCTTGAGGCGTTTCTTCTCTCCATTGCGTTGATGGTACTTCGTGGTTGTTAAAACTCCTTGTACCCAACGTGTTTTTCACCCTCGGGGTCAACAGTCATGGGGAACGCATCGACACCGTCGCAGCCCCCTTGATCACAGTCCACAAATGTGAAAGGTTTTTTGACCTTCTTCATGTGTTCCAGTTGTTTTCGAGTCCAACCACACCCCATGGTCCCGAAAATAGTCCAACCTTTCTCACCGGGTGCCGCCTGAATAGCAGGAGATTCACCCGTTTTCATCAAAATGTAGGCATTCACCATAATGAGAATGACGAACGCGAGCATTGTTTACTTATTGTGTAGATTTATTTTTAGCCAATGCCTTTTCATACCATGCCTTTGATTTGTAGACACGATCTTTACCGGTTCTATTAGTGAACTTATATACCCGCGGTAGCACGACTGGACTCTTCGGCTTCGCGGCGATAACGGGAACTCCCGGTCTCTTTCGAGTTTGGACAGTCTTACCCTTCATGACAGCAATGGCACGAGCCATGGCATTCTTCTGGTTTACAGGTGATTTCGGTTTAGGTTTAGGTTTAAGGATCACAGCTCTCTTTATAGGCTTTGGTAGTACCCTTTCAACACGTGTCTCACCAGTGAAGAATGAACTACTCAAAACTTTCTGGAAACTAGGGAGGACCTTGTTGTGTTGTTCGTTGAAGTCCTTTCCGAGACGGTAAAAGGTCACATAGGTATTTTCCATACCACGATACCCATCGGGGATGAGAGACTTGATGAAATTGTGTACCTGACGATCTTCTTTGTTTTTTGGTTGCTCCACGAATTTAAAAACAGTATTCATGAAGAGGTGAAGATCGTAGAGTGGGTGAGACTTTTTAGAGATTGCTACATGCTCGTATGAACCATCGTCAATCATAGGGTTCGACATTCGAGGGAAAGTGGATAACCCAAAATCAATCATGACAGCTTCAACCCCTCCGTTGGAAATCGTATACGTTTTAGTAGGTAATCTGATAGTGATATTCTTGACCGGTACGGGACGAATCAATATGTTACCACCATGAAGATCGTGGTGTCTAAATCCTGGAAACTTCTGTCTGATTCTGTACAAGTTGTATAAAATCTGTACCATTGCTGATTTCTTCGCCTCCAACGAAGGGGTGGTCTTCCACCATTTCTCTAATTCACCACCCTTGATATACTCGAGATAGAGAATATCTATACCTTCACACTTCTTGTAGAGATACATATCAGGTACGCCATATCCCTTCAATTTTTTCGCGACGTTAAATTCGAAATTGGCCATGCCCAAATTATTCCGTCTGGTATCGATCTCTTTGTACGCGACATATCGACGCCCATTATTGTTGACACTTCCTCTGTACACTTTACCGTATAGACCCTGACCAAGCATTTTACCCTTACCAGGGATCATTCGTCCATTGGGCCAGTGTGGGAGTTTCAAATAGTCACCTGGAGAACATGCCTTCTTACCCCTCAAGAACTGTTTGAGATTACTCTCAAGGGTATTCATAGTTAATTTATATACAGATTTTATTACATTCAAGAGAAGATGGAATCTTCTTATCAATGGGTTTTTAATCATGCTACAAATTTACTCAGCAGTATCGCGTTTTGACACATCACCAATACCTTGGCAAGGTTCGTCTTGGGACTATAATCACCGTACCCAACGGTACTCATTGTCGTGAACGAGAAATAGAATGGATCAAGGACACCCTCGAAACCAAAATGTTCAGGTTCCAATGATCCGTAAATGATTCCAAATAAAGTAGTTATAGCAAGAATGTCTTTCATCTATTCTAAAATGATATTTTATTATTCGTCAACTTCACACTCTTCTTCCATCTCTATGTCATCTTGTGCATCATTCGCACCTGGGAGGTCTAGACCCTGGAAGGCGAACGAAGGAAGCTTCTCAGACTGTTCGAGAAGTACTTGTTGTAAACGGATCGTCACACCAAACTTGTTATCGATGAACCAGATCTGGTTGAGGTCGATGATGGCAAGTACCTTCTGACCCTTTTCGATCGTGTCAAGAGACACGGATTCGCGTTGCATGTTATACGCTTCAGGAACAAAAGACCCATCACTCTTGGTGAGGATCTTAAGCTTCATGGTCGCAGGGTACTGCTCTTTGCCAGGGCGGACGATGGGTTTGTAAAGAGCCTCCTTCAAGACGGCGACGTTGAACTTTTTACCGAGCCATTCCTTCGAGTTATCGGCAACCATGTTTACAACGATATCATCGAGTGCAGCCATGGATTCGAGGAATTGTGCAGATTCTGCGTTATCGGCATCGAAAGAGATATCTAACGAATAACTCGTACGCCCAGTAGCCTCATCAGTGTAGGCACTTAGACCGTAGGGGGAACGCATGAAAGGGAGTTGGACGAATACTTTTTTGTTGTCGCTACTGTTGAGATAGACAGCTTTCCCCCCATTCTTGTTCTTACGAAGTTTGGAGAAGGAAACGTTGCTGGCATTGAATTCGGAAAATTTTTGGATGGCAAGCGACATAGTGGGTTGTTGTATATTCTATATGATCAAAAACTTTAAGTATATTTTTTTTCTCCAGGTAAAACAAATGGGTATCTTTAAAGACTGCGGATGTGGGTGCAATGGTGGCAAGGCTCGGGAGAAGTTTCTCATCTCGATGATGTCTGCGTTGATTTTCTTCGTTGTCGCCAACCCCCAAACTTTTATTCTTATGCGTCGCCTTCTCGGGCAGTGGGTTGCTGGACCCAACGGCTGCCCCAAATTCGGTGGCCTTCTCTTGCACACCGTCGTGTTCATGTTGATCGTGTGGGGTATCATGTACCTCAAGAAGGAAGCTCCTCCCATGAAAGTGAAACAGGTGGAAGTTGAGGCGAATGTGGTACCAGTTCCTATGCGGGACGCCCCTCTCCCTCTCCCAGATATGGAAGAAGAACAGATTGAACTCGTTGATTCGGGGTTTGAACTACAGGGTCTCGATGTGACAGGTTCTTTTGATCACCCAGCGGGACTTTAATTTAATTACAACAATTGGGTATACCATTTTACTCGTACTAAAATGGCTTATCTAAAATACCTTCAATAGATCATTTACTTTCTGTACAATGTTCAACAATTCATTTTTGGATTTTACATCAGGAGGGGCGATGATTTCAAACTCAACTTGATACTCCGTCATGTCCTCCGCATCCATGTCTATCGCATCACCAGTCGACATTGTCAGATCGATAGAAAGGTTTTTGCGAACGAAGGACTGGCGATGCTTGGAACGCTTCCGATCCATGTCACCGAAATCGTCAATATCCATGGGAATTTCTTTACTGAAAGCAACTCTCACATCGTAAGGTACGCCCTTAATTTTCTTGAAATCTTCTTTATGAACACTGGTTTTCTGTACAATCTTCTGATCACCCGTGTTCTGATCGATCGACATACGAATATTGTCTCGGTCTCGATAAAACACTTCTTCTTGTGTGGTGTATATTTTTTCCCATGCTTGATATTTTACCAAGGCACGGTAGACCTTATCGAATGTATCCTTCCCAACATTGGTATCGAATAATTTACCATTGAACTTCCCAAGACGCATTTCAACTTCAACATGTGGATCATTCTGATGCTGTTCGAATAGTTTGTGAATCTTCTTGTAGACGATTTCGGTATTCATTTTTACTTACAATTTAAGTATCGCGTATTCCTCTTAAGTGTTTTTTATGCGAAAATTGTAATGAAAGGGATACTCAATAATGGAAATACATGCTATTTCAATACAACCCTTCAATGTCTCCTCCATGTGCCTATTGTGAGAGAGTATTTCATGATGAAAGGGTATGATGGAACATGTTCCTTTACGAAACTTTTTTCAGAGTTCGTCAGAAAGTATTGGGATGATACTATCAAAGCAACCTTCAATGTGAATGATCTTCTCGAAGAATTTGTAAAAAAGTTTCCAAGGTTTATTGTTGGGCAACAACACGATGTTCAGGAAGCAATCCTTTGTTGTATCGATATACTCGAACAGTCAGTACCGGACATAAAATCCAATTTCTACGGGAAAAAGGTACAGGAAACGATATGGCCAGGTGGTAAAAAGAATCATGAAGAATTATTTAGTGTTCATATTTTGTGTACTACCTCAAATACGTTAGAGGAAATGATGATGCACAGTGTGAAGTGGAATACATTGAGTGATTACGAGGATGATGATGGTAAGGTCCATCATGTGGCGACGACGAGGTGTCTCTTCTCAGAGTATCCAAATGTATTGATGATATCCTTTGACAAGAGGGGTATGTTTGGAGTGATTGAACATCTCACAATTGATACACATGAATATGAACTCGTGGCATCTGCGATTCATATGGGTGTTCAGAGAGGTGGACATTATGTCGCATTTACGAAAAGTGACGATACATGGTATTGTAATGATGACGATGTGGTTACATTACAACAGGTTCCTATCATGGCTCCACATTATTTACTTATATACATCTTAAAAAATCAGTCATCTTGATATCTTCAGTGATATTGACGAGTGTCCTATAAAAGGTTCTTCTATTATTGGGGTAGTCCTTATCTTCACGTTTCAAAAGTGGTTTCCACCACATGGGTGTGTCGCGTTCCATATACATACATTCAAGGATTGCTCCATTCTCCAATATCGGGATATCATCCGCCTTGTCGGGTGGAATTTCACCTTCAAGATACAATTTACCCTTCTCTTGGACATACAAACGCCAAACACCTCGAGCATCCACTTTGGCTAAGAAGTCGATCGTGTTTTTTTCTTTGGGTTTCCATTTGAACATTGTCTCATGTGTTCCCATACGAACTTGTTCATTCACTGGTGTGAATATTAATCCATCCACAGACTCCTTGACTGTCGGTAGATAGTCGTTCATGAAAGTTTTAAATTCTTTCATCACATGGAATTTCTTGAGTTTCACCTTGACACGATCCGACTTCATACTTATGAGACCCTTGATAACTTTTTCTGCATGACCGAGACGGCTGATAAAATCTAGATGTCCCACAACAGTTCCCTCAATCATGACCGTATCATAGACAAGAAATGTATCTCCGTATAACTCACCATCTAAAATCGTTCCATCGAAAACGGAACTTTTACAGTGGAGTGGAACAGAAAACATTTGAAAGTTTCTGTTGACGAACACACAGTGTTTCTTCCCTTCGTACATGATTGCAACCATCATGTGACGAACACCATCAGTCTTTTCACATACGACATACTGATTGCTTCGTAATATGGGAAAATGCTTGAATTCGATGGATATAGGTTGGGGGCCAGGAAATCTATCCTTCACACCCCACGTCTTGAGGATGAAATTCTTGACGTACTGATTCATAGTAGTCTAAGGTTTTATAACTTTAGGCTGTTTTAACACCTGCGGAATTGAGAAGACTACTGACACATTCATGACCATATGTCATCGTCAACTTAGCTGCTGTATACGCAATAATTTTAATACCAACTTCCTTAAATTTAAAAAACATCATATCCATCCGAGGAGGAATCGTCGCAACACCAAATCTTTTATCATTCTTTGATGATTGAAGTGTATCAGATACGGCTTTACAGTTCATGATCCACGCACGAGCTGATGTTTCCTTCACAGTATATAAGTCTTTTGAAAGTTCTTGATCAATCGTCGTATCGAAATTGAGACCCATCTGGTGTACAGGTTCATCAATATTATTATGTACCTTTTCCTTGAACATGACCCAATCGATACCTTCTTTCACTCCTGGTAAAACAAGGCACCCAACATCTTCATGTGGTTTAAGTAGTTCGATGATACTATCAGGGTCGATACTGATACCAAAATCAACAAAGAGAATCCGATCACTTGTGGGTAGATGATTCTCAATCATTTTCGCCTTTGCATATGGGTCATCATTTACAAATGTTATTTCATTCTGATGTCCATTACGAATACATTCGATATTCATACGAAGAATTGTATGAAGTGTTTTGACATGACAAGACTTTGATCGAGTAACAATGATAGTTGCGAACTTCATTTATAAATAAAGAATTTTAAACCTTAAGCCTATCGTTTAGGCATCCGGTAAAAGGTAAATTACCTATGTGACCAAGTGTTGTATGGATGTGAGCATGGATCTTACCACCTATCTTTTGCCATCGTCGACAGAATGCATAATCTTCAGAGAGATACCTCTTACTGTCGGGGTCAATCATACAATCGAATACGGCACAATAGTCATCAAAATCTCGATTCTGGTGATCATTTTTACACCAAAGTTCATTGTAATGCTCATGCATACGCTCGAATACAGATCTCTTGATTAACATGAATCCAGTTGGTCCATCAAGAACTTCTACAAAACCATTTTCGACACTTCGTCTAGCAGAACCAACATTTACAACAAGACTAGACGAAAGCATCGCCATGTCTCGCTCATCACCATTCTTCACAGCATCTGCGGCTTGATCCCACATCACAACCTTCTTTGGGTAACACCCGACAGCGATATCATGTGTAGATTCGAGAAGTTTGACAACAGATTCTGGGTCAAAATCAATATCAGCATCAATGAACATGAAAAAGTCAGCATCAGTCTTTTGCATGAAACGGCCAACAGATACATTACGAGCTCGATGTACTAATGATTCGTTTTCGGTCGTATCGAGCATGAGTTGAATATTTTTATTAATGAGAAGAAGTTGAAGTTTAATTATACTAGTCATATATTTATCTAAACATAGCCCCCCATAGCATGGAGTTGAAAGAAATACTTTCACCATTTTATAATATAACACCTTTCACCTCTAAGTGCTTTCTAATGATAATTTCAATCTTGTTTACAGTGGGTATAGAAACACTACATGTTGAACATATATCACCCTTCGTGTATACACCTTTAAGTGCTATGAGTATCACAGCAGATGCGATACTGTTCGGTGTTTTACTCATGAGTTCGATACACCCTTCAATCTCGCTACAGATCTTATTACATATGGGACGGTAATTCTGTCCTATATTGAAATTCCCAAGTAACCGATGTACAACGTCACAGGGTTTTGTCATATAGTTCTTCTCCGTCTTCCCCATAATAGTTTCTTTGAAAATCTGTGTTGTACGACTGATATCCTTCCCTTGAATTCCAAACATGTCGGCAATTTCTTTCGTAGTCCTCGGCACCTTCGCCAATCTACACGCATATAATACACAATTACCCTTGATACCTGTACGTACAGCACCCCTGGTTAATTTACCATCATCAAATTTCTTGTACATCATCTTCGCATCCTTGAGTATCGAGTCTGGAAGTGTATGACACGCTTCATCGATACCTTTGTATGCATGAAATAAGGACCGATCCTTATGATTCATCGACATGTGAAAATTAATTTTCGCCATGCGTTTGATCTCATACTTTGACGAATAGGTTGTCGCCATGATCGTTCCTTTACCCCATGCTTGCGAAAACAGTTCAGGATTTGAATTGGGGTTCCCACATCGCGATGGATCATTCACCTTTCCATCTTCACTTACACCACTGGTCCATTCGGGAGACTCGTCGATAAAACGATCTTCTACGAGACCACATGATGAACACACTGGTAGTCCTTCAGGTGTGATCACTTTTATTCCGTCGCATTCACCACATATATTCTTATTTGTAGTATCCAGTTTTATTTCTTTTTTCGTATCGATGAGAGCATCGAGTTGATTCCATATAGTAACTAATTCCATTATACTTGATATACATTAATAAATCACTCAAAATTAACGCACTTAGGTTATAAACTTCTTGCGTATCGTTCGATCGTGTCTATAGTGTCCTTGTAACTCTTAGCACCCAACGTAGAGGGTTCCCAATTGTTCCATTCCCTATCGACAATATCCTGTCCTGGTGGAGCTTCTACGACATCCCCATCGTCGGGGACAATGAAGTCCGCCATTTCAGAGTCAGTATCGGAGTCGTCGTGGTCTTCGTAAATGTCACTGTCATTATCTTCAACATCTATCTCTTCGTGTAGACTGTACATGTTCTCACCAACTAATTTCATTCCGATATCAGTAAACTTGGTCCCACTTAGGTAATGTTCACAAATACTCTCAAATGGGGCTGGGTTGAGATCTCCAGTCTCCAACTGGTAGACACATGCTGATTTATATATTTTGTTCGTCGGTGATAGATACTTGACACCTAACGTATTCCCCGTATTCATACCGACAATGGCGTACATCTGTTCCTCCAATCCATCTTCATCTACAAGCAATCTGACAATATCGTCCTGGAAAATACTTCCGCGCGAGATCATACTTAGAGTTTTCGGACAAAATATAATCAGGGTAAATAACACAGATGAGAGTTCAGATTTATTCAAAGGATGGATGTGGTTTATGTGATGCGGCGGTAAAGATGTGTGCATCCGAAGGTTTCGACTATGAAAAAACCAATATGGATCGAGACGAACTGAAAAAGTTATGTGATGGTACGTTTGATTCCTATCCTCAAATATTCGTGAACGATCGTCATATAGGTAACTACTTTGAATTTCAACAGTTCCTAGAAGAAGAGTATGAACCACTGTTAGAACCGACGTTGGACCGTTTTACTATTTTCCCACTCAAACACCAAAACCTCTGGGATCTCTACAAAAAGGCACAAATGTCCAATTGGACTGCTGAAGAGATCGACTTTTCGAAGGACATGGAAGACTGGAAAAATTTAACGGAGAACGAACAAACGTTCATCAAATATATATTAGCATTCTTCGCCGGCTCTGATGGAATTGTGTTTGAAAATATTAACAACAACTTTGCTGATGAGATACAATCCCCCGAAGCACGGTCCTTTTATGCGTACCAATCCCATAACGAGATGGTACATGGGGAGACCTATTCTAAACTGATCGATAAATATATCAAGGATTCGGCCGAAAAGAAACAGTTATTCCAAGCGATACAGACAATCCCTTGTATAGAGCGTAAAGCGAGTTGGGCCATGAAATGGTTTGACAAGTCCCGACCCTTCACGGAACGACTCTTCGCTTTCGCTTGTGTAGAGGGTATCTTCTTCTCTGGGTCATTCTGTGCCATCTACTGGCTAAAGAAGCGTGGGCTTCTCCCTGGTCTCTGTTTCAGTAATGAACTTATTAGTCGCGATGAAGGTCTACACCAAGAGTTTGCGGTCGAACTCTTCAATATGTTTAGACATAAACTTTCCACGGAAACTATACATGGTATCATTAAGGAAGCAGTTGAAATTGAAAAGAGTTTCATATTGGATGCTCTCCCATGTAGTCTTATCGGTATGAATTCTGAAAAAATGTCCGAGTATATCGAATATGTATCGGATCGACTTTTAAAACAAGTCGGTCATCCCGTGATTTGGAACTCCAAGAATCCTTTTGATTTCATGGAAAATATTTCACTCGATGGTAAGACGAACTTCTTTGAAAAGAGGGTGGGTGACTATAGTAAGATGGATGATGATTCTAATGTGATTGAGTTCGATGATGAATTTTAAACATTTTCTATTTCATTTACGAGTCCACTGGTTGTTCTCGGTAACTCTCGACTTCTTCGTCGCGTATTAACACCCGACAAAGCACCCAACCATCTAGACACTGCACGCTTAGATGAACCTATAGAAGCTGCATCATCGTGTACGAGGATACTCAATCCGTTACAGACATCCGGTTTATTCTCTTTATCGGGGAACTGGACCAAGAAAGCTTGAATAGTAATAGCTGGTATATCGGGTGAATCGTCGAGAAGTTTGTCGTAATCTTCCCTACATTTCATAATGAATTCAACCACGTTATCACGGTGTTTAACATCAAGAGAAAGTTCCATGTCAATGCTTCTATAGAGCTTAGACCATTGTATGCACTGTGCAGAGTGTGCTTCCGAAAGACTTAAACTTTGACTAAATTTACTGATAGATGTAAGTATCCCCGCTAGAACGTTTAGGAATGCAAAAAAGTATTGAATTATCATAATGTTATTTTTGGTTTCATCTGAAACTCCATCATTTCCACTAGGGTTTAACACAGCAAACCCACCTACTCCTGTAATACTGGCTATAATTATACTAGGGTACGCTAACCAGTCGTTCTGCTTCTTATAGAATAGACGTGCGTGATTGTGGAGCCAGCGATATCCAGCCGCCTTTTCAGCCCATTTTATAAGCAGTTTTTCTTGTTTTTCACACCATTCACATGGGTCGCCACTCATGGTATAGTCTATTTTACAAGTATAAATTATTCATGGTTACCCTGGAAGATACATTTCAAGTTCTGGTTTCATTTCCGATACCCACCACTTTTTTTCCGCGGGGTCCCATTTTGCACCCAATGATTTAACGCGCTCTTTATCACTAAAAGGAACATTCAAATAAATACTTTCTTTTACTGGTGTATTCATATATTCCTCGGCCTCTACTTGTGTTTTAAAAGACTTGTAGATCGCACATGGGTACCCATCAATTTGTGTCTTAGCCTCACCCCATACAGTATAAATACCAGGAATATGTCCTCTAACGACACTGTAGAATTTCGACTCTTTCGTTTTACTGGTAGTCTTCGTTTTAACGATTCCCCCGGCAGCTTTATAGGCTAATTGGTCGACTTCTTCATTTTTAGGATCTCCGTTATGTGCTTTTACCCATTTCCAGTTAACAAGTTTAAGTTTATTACGCACTTCATCAATAGCAATCCATAACTCTTTATTTTTTACGGGTGTACCAGTGGAAGTTACCCAATCATTTCTTTTCCAGTTTATAATCCATGAGCTAATACCGTTCTTTACATATTGACTATCTGTAAATATACACACTTCTTGGATATCCCTCTTCAAACATTCTTCGAGGGCTTTGAGAATCGCAGTCATCTCCATCTGGTTATTTGTGGTATCAGACTGTCCAGCACTGAGTTTAAAGTCTTCACCCACCACACCCCAACCACCACGTCCAGGATTCCCCAAACAACTCCCATCAGTGTAAATCTCATACATACTTACTTAACATACGACATGTTCTTTTAAATCAATTTTCAGCATCTTCTTGTGAGCGAGTTTTATAGTAGTGCGAATTCTTTTTCGAACATCACGAACCATACCTGATCGTGTTTCATATGGTATGTCACCAATGAATGCTTCGACATTTTCCAAATACTCTTTGAATCTCGACAAGAATGTAGTGATGTATACTTGCTCGTATTCTTCAAAATATTTTTTGAAACGTTTTCCAGGTTTGGGGGGATCTTGGATGGTGTGATTATTGTAAAATACATGCGTAATGGGTATGTTGTAAAAACGTTTACGGAACGTATTTTCCTCATCACTTTCAATATCAAAATACGCACATAACAATCGATCGAGATCACCCTTGAGATTAATGAAAATACTGTACATGTCTACATGTTTCGCAATTTTCGAAGACTTCCCGAATGCGTGACATGCGTACATACAGGCATAATGATTCCACCTATACAGATTACACGTCTCCTGACCAAGTGTGTACCAAAAAAGGTCGGGGTCATTTTTGAAAACCACGAACTTGTCGGTGAAGCTTAATATATGTTCGGCGACATCTCTACATAAAGGAAGTTCATGAACAACCTCATGTAGGGATACGTCTCTGATAGCTGATAGAGGAATCATTAATGTATCAATAGATATATATCACTTAGGTTCAGGTTTGAAGAAGTCATTAAATGGACAACCTTTACAACGTCTATGACGTATCGCACAATCGAGTGCGTCAGCATTCTTGATACAGGGTTCTTTCATGAATTGTTTCCACTGTCGATAGGTTCGTCGTCGTCTATTGGTACAAATGACGACAGGGGTTTGACAAGTGGCAAGGGTATACATATTAAGTAGGTATGTATATTCGTTTTTAAATAGCATTAATTATGCATTTTAAAAATGATGTTTATATTATTTTTACTATCAAACTAACATTGATACTTAGTTGCTGAAAGCCAAACCACCCATGCCACTTTGAATTCGGAGAACGTTGTAGTTCGTGGCGAACATGTTGAGCGAAGTCGCGGCACCGGTGTCCATGTCCGACTTGATCTTGATGGCCACTTGGGCGTTATCGATCCTGGAGAAGTTGCAGGTACCAGTGGGTTGATGTTCCTCGGGCTTGAGAGCGAAGGAGTACGAGTAGATACCGGGCATGGGGGAACCAGAGTGATGGTTGTACGCTTGCACCTGGTTGAAGTACTTACCGGACTGCTCCTTGAAGCGGTCCTGGCCGTTGAGCACAAGCTTGAAGGTATCGACGGGGCCGACAGCGTTGGCAGCATCATCAGTGTTACCCTCTTCGATGAGGCGGAGAAGAGAACCGCCGGTACCGGCAGCGTACATGGGCACACCAGCCGCCTGCGTCAAGGGCACGAAGCAGTTGGAATCGGTCACGGCCGTGGGGTTAGACTCGAGGACAACATCATCGCTGTTGACGTTGGAGGTGAAGTTCCACAACTTAGCGTTGGAGCTAGAAGCGGGGGCAACGGCCCACACAAGTTCCTTGATGGGGTGGTTGTACGACAGACGGACCTGCTTGGTCTCACCCGCGGAGACAGAGTCAACACCAGTGTGCTGGACCTGTTCGATCAGGTATTCGTGACCCTTCTGGGCGAATCGGCGTCGCTCTTCGGTGTCCAGGTACACATAGTTACCCCACACCTTGAAGGTGTTGGAGTTGAAGTAGTGCTCGAACTCATCGGTCAGATCGAAATCAACGCGGACTTCGTGGTACTGAAGGGCGATCAGAGGCAGGTACAAACCGGGGTTCCTGTTGAAGAAGAAGATCAGGGGGAGGAACACTTGGCCCGCACCCGAAGTCATCTTACCCCAGTTAGCTTTCTTGGACTCGTCCAGGTAAAGCTCGGAGTACATACGCCACCATCGCTGGTAGTGTTTGTCGATACGCTGACCACCAATGGACAGTTCAGCAGTCTTGATCGCACGCTCGGCGACGAAGTTGCAGTCCGGCGCGGCAGCAGTCTTGGTGCCGGTCGTCTTGGACGTCAGTTCAACGTACATGTCACCGATGAGGTCACCGTTACGGGCGACAGTCACGGAGATGCGACCGTTGTTGGAGGGGTTACCGTTCGTGGTTTGTTCGATGTTCTCCATCGCGAAGTTAGTGTGACGTTTGTAAACCGCCTGGAAGAAGGTTACCTTAGGGTTACCGGTGAGGTAGACATCTTGGGCACCGTAAGCTACGAGTTGCATGAGACCGCCGGCCATTGTGAGTGTTTTGTAATATATAGTAATATTTTATTTTGGCCTGATACCGCACATTGCGAAAAATCTACATTGGTCTTTTCTACGCATATATCAAATGACTACTTACCCCGACGAAATCGAAGAAAATCCGGAAGAGTTAGAGGAGGAGGAGGAATTGTTCCAAGAGGAGGAGGATGAGATGTCCATGGATGAAGAAATTGGTATCGATCTGGTCGACGTACTCACGACTCCAGAGGGTGACACCGTCTGTAGTGCACTAGTTTCACTCGTGCAACAGGTCCAAACCCAGAACAAAATTCTGATAAAAATCCTTGGAAAATTAGGAGCTTAAAAATAACTGCCTTGTATTAGTAAAACAGGGGATGGGAACCCACTTTATATCCGAAGATGCCGACCAACTTCAATCGAATATGGAGATTCTAAAAAATACGATCCAGTCACTTAATTCTGACGAACTCTTGCAAGTTTTAGATGATGAGGAGAAAATGTGGGACATGGGTGTTAAGAATAATACATCAGTGCCGACTGAATTGGGATATAAAAAATTTTTCAAACCGAGTGAAATTAACCCGGCTTCTGGGAAACCATTTCGTGTGGACATTGAACAGATATCAGCATCGCATCGTAGAGTCATTTCACAGATGGGGCAATTGTATCATCGAGCGACCGCCCTGGAGATTTCCGACTACGAACCCAATGACGATGGTCTGAAAGTGTCCGTTCGAATCAATCGACTCATCGAGCAAGTGGATGATGCATTCCAGATTGTGTTCAGACATGCGAGAATTTACGAACGAATTAACAACCCTACATGTATCCCGACCAACCCGGATTCGGATCCTACACTCTATCGGTGTAACACTGACCAACTTGATACACTTTCTCCATACCAACAATCACTACTATCATTTTTGAATCACACATATACCAACAACATTCGACGATACAAGGGGTACTGTTGCACTCAAATCATTACACCAGAAGGATACGCGACACGTGCATGGAAACCGAATAGGTCGATTGAAGCGGAAGTCTTCATGTTTTCACAGAAAGAAACGAATCGTGCGAATTGGGAAAATCTTACGTCGCGTGGTTCAACTATAGGTGACGTTGTCCGTTTTGTGTCTAAGTGTCACGATATGCAGTTTCCTGAGATTAGTAAAAACCGCCATGTGTGGAGCTTCAAGAATGGTATCTTCATCGGTAAAGAATGGGTCCCAGCAACTGGTAAATTTAGATCTAACTTCTACAGTTACGAGAGTAAGCAGTACAAGTGCCTGGATCCCACGATCGTGAGTTGTAAGTACTTTGATCAGATGTTTGAGAGTTACGATCATGTCGAGGACTGGTGGGATATCCCAACCCCCTATTTTCAGAGTATCCTAGACTATCAGAAATTCGATAAGGATGTATCGAAGTGGATGTATGTCATGGGTGGTAGGCTTTGCTTCGATGTAAATGATATCGAGTGTTGGCAGATTGCCATGTATTGTAAAGGTGTTGCAAGAACTGGTAAGTCTACGTTGTTGACGAATGTATTCCAAAAGTTCTACGAAGCCGAAGATGTCAAAACCCTTAGCTCTAACTCCGAGAAACAGTTTGGTCTTTCGGCGATCTACGACGGCTTCATGTTCATCGCCCCAGAATGTAAAACAAACATGAGTCTGAACCAGGCAGAGCTTCAGTCGATCATCAGTGGCGAAGATATCAGTATCGCGATCAAACACGAAAAGGCAAAGTCTATTAAATGGACTACACCTGGTTGTATGGCGGGTAACGAACTTCCCGATTATAGAGATGCATCTGGGTCAATCTTGAGGCGTTTGTTGGTCTTCGACTTCCCCAAACAGGTGAAGGATCATGATACCGACCCACATCTGAATAACAAACTGATGAAGGAGATTCCAGCCATTCTTCTCAAATGTGTACGTGCGTATATCGAGTATGGTCAGAAATATGCGGATAGAGACGCATGGGCCGTCGTCCCCGCCTATTTCAAGAAGATCCAGAAGCAAGTCGCGATGGTGACAAGCTCTCTGACTAACTTTCTCGAGAGTAGTTCTGTTGACAGGGGTCAGAATCTCTTTGTTCCCCAGGTAGTGTTTACCCCAGCGTACACGCTACACTGTACACAAACACTCAATCTCGGGAAACCGCGATTTAATCCAGATGCATATGCAGGACCATTCAGCTCGTATGGTATCGAGGTCCGCGAAGAGGCGGTGACCTACAAGGGGCGAGCCTATCGCAAGCAACCCGTCTTCTACGGTGTCGATGTGTTTGATGACAACGAAGAAATATTAACCAGTGGATACTAAAAAAAATATCACCATTTAATAATATGAGCCAGAGGATAAAGGAATTTGTCCGGCAATCTGGAGTCGAAATTCAAAGTCCGAACTCGAACTCTGATAATAATTTAGCAAGAGAACTCGATAATATACTCGAACGTGGTGAACAGGAAAGGCGTCCATCACCGCGTGAAGTACAGGTCCCCCAGCGTCTCCAGCGGAACATGATTAATAATCGAACGTATGAAGGAGCCTTTAGAGAATTCGAAAATAATGAATTTGGGGGCCTCACGAACAATAACATCAGACAGTTGTTGGGTCCGAACGATGTGAAACAACTTGAAATGACCAAGCTTAATCCAGGTATGTTCAATGCGACGATTGACTCGGGTTTCGGGCAGAAGGATGCTATCGTCGACCTCAAGAAAATACTATTGAAGACACCTCTCCCAAAAACACCCATTGGTGAAGGTCTTTATTTAGAAACGACTGAAATTAAAGGATGGTATGGGTCGATGCGGGAAGGATTTTCACACACCCGTGAAGCAGGTCCCAAGGGTAACATCAATATCCCATTTTTTACGACACAGTTCAAAATGACGATATCGAATGTGATCGGTGAAAGTAAGGGTGTCACCGTCAACATCTATAAAAACGGAAAGATCCGCTTTTCGGGTGGTTTCGTGGGTACGAACATTGCCAACCAACCCGAACTGATCCGACGTTTCGTAGTCGGTGCGTACACCGAGCGTCAGCAATTCTTCTATAACCCCTTTACATACAATAATCTCAGTGGTCAGTTTAGGATTAATGGTTTATTCAAGAGTCTTACAGACATCGCTCAGCGTGCGAGAATGTATGGTATAAAAGAAGTTTCATACGAACCAGAACTTTCACCCTTCCTTTATGTTTACATGGAAGAAGCGAAGTTCATCATCACCAAGTCGGGAAACGTTCAGATCTCGGGTGCGAAAAACCCCGCGGATATGTTAAACGCTTATGAAGTTGGTAAAGCATTGATGGAGACTCTGAATAGTAATGGTCAGATCATCATCACTGGTGAATTCGATAAAGGTGTTAAGGCTCGTGCCGTCCCCAAGGCCAGGTCTAAGGCTAAGGCCAAAGGTAAGGCTACACTCGTTGTCAAAAGGAAATATACCAAACGCCCCATTGATGCCAAAACGTGTTTACGTATGAAGAAACCAGAACTGGTCAATCTTGCTCGTCAAATGGGTGTCGTCAATTTCCGTGTCCGTGGTGAAAATGGTTTCAGGGTCGCGAAGAAGGATGAAATCTGTAAGAAGATCATGAACAAGGTTGGTAACAATTCTAATTCAAACGCGACGTTCCGTGTCGGTAAGAAAATATGTAGACAGATGAAAAAAGAAGACCTCTTAAATACGGCAGCAATCATGAAAATTGATGTTAATGTGAAAGACACCAGGGATGCTATATGTAAGAAGATCGAGAAGGTTCAGAAAACCCTCGAAAAGGCGAAGAATATACCTAAGGCTCAGCCTAAACCCGTGGTGAAGGTCGTAACACCGAAAACGAATGTTACCGTTTTAAAAAAGAGAGGTCTCGATGAGAATTCGATTCGTAAAGATATCGTGAAGTTGTACGGTAAACGATGGATGGGACAGTACAAGAATGTCATGCCTTCGTTGAACAATGATGTCCGTGAAATGAAGACACGTCTCAACAAGCTGTCTACAGGTAACAAGGCGGGTATTCCATTCAAAAAGAACGTTGATCAAGCCAAGAAGAAACTCGTCGAAAACTGGAAAAACCAACGTAAACGTGACCTCGATAAGAAGATGATTGTGGACACGTTGAATGTAAATGGTATACCTCGCAACATGGTGTCGACCTACAAAAAGAATGCACTCAACTACATCATGGTACATAAACCGGGGAAAGCGAAGATGGTAACGTACAAGAAGGCGTGGTTGAACAGTAAAAAGAACACGAAAAATGCTAGCCCCAAGCCGATCGTCAAAGCTAAGCGTGAACGGATGATTTAAATCTCCGTTTGATCGACTTCGGTGGCGGTACGGGTGCCTCTGGAATCGTGATAATAAGATATTTGTAATAAATATATATAATGCCTAACTTTGCAGAAATAAATCCACAAACCAATGAATTTCTTCGAGTCGTTGGAGCGACGAGTAATCTTTGGTGTGAGAACGAATTTGGCGGAACTTGGGTCAGAACCTACTATGATAATGAAGATAAAAACTATCCTGGAATAGGATGTACGTACCACCCAGAGAAAGAAAACTTTTCAGCACCTCAACCTTTCCCATCATGGACTTTAGATGACCAATGTAATTGGGTACCACCACATGATTTCAAACCGACTTTACACCTTTACGTGGAAGCCGATTTTCCTGGTAACGTTCAGATCATAGAAGATAAGGTTTGATTAACATGAAACGAATTTGTTTATGACTCTACTGGGATCCGCGGTCTGTTTGAGGTGAAACGTATGGTACGAAAAGTCGTAGCCCAAAAAGTGGTCCTTGATCTGTTGAGACATACTCGTCGCCTCCCCGAGTCTGGGGATACCCGTACATACGGACACTTTCTCCAATTCTAAAAAGTGATCTTCCATGATGACGAAACGTCTAAGGTTTTCGTCAGACATGCCCTGCTCCTTCATGAGTTTATACATCGCCGTGGATGCTCCATCAGACATATGGAAATTCTTAGAACCCGGAACCTGTTCGGAAGGTGCGTTGAAGAAGGCGTACATGAGAATACCCCCAATGATGAGAGGTATCATTTAGTGTATGGTTAGATTAAAAACTTTCTTACCACCCACCCACGCTCACCACGTTCGTTGTAGCAGTATTTACGTATTCGATATTAACACCAGCAGCACCACCAGCACCAGGACTTCTTGAATCTCCCCCGCTACTACCAGCACCACCATCCTTTCCGGAAGAGGGAGCATAGCGGTTATAACCCCCTGAACCACAAGCACCGGAGTACGACCCATTATAACCTCCAACCCCAGCACCACCATCACCACCATCAGCACCTTGACCACCAGCAGCACCAGCAAGTCCATAGCCTCCCCCAGCGCCACCTGCAGCAACTCCACCACCTGCACCAGGAACTCCAGAATAACCACCTACACCACCTTTCCCTGATCCACAATATCCAGTAAAACCACCGTGACGGTCTGCCCTGTACGTCTGGTTATTAACTCGCTGCTGTGCCACTGTAGTGTTGGCTGCTATATTTGCACTCTGTGCTGGATTGTTAGTGGTGTCTACTACTTCTCCGTCTGAATCATGATAAGCTCCCCGTTTTCCCTTAAGACCTGTTCTTCCCGTCGCTCCAGCATAACCAGGATGACCTCGACTACCGTATCCACCATGTTGGTAATAAGTGGATCCACTATATACTATATATCCTTCACCCCCGGCCCCCCCACCTCCACCTCCACCCGAACCACCACCACCTCCGCCTCCACTTGAACCACCACCCCCGCCACCACCGGGATTTAAAGTACAATCTGGTTCATTGTATAGATAAATTTTAGGTGATTTTTGTCCAGTTTCTGAACAAGTAATCCTAAGACAAGGACCACCGCCTCCACCGTTTTCCGTGTCGGTATTGACGTTTCCCCCCCCGGTTCCCCCACCTCCCG